TTTAACACTTATAAAGCCAAAACAACAAAGATTTTGAGTCAAGACACACTAAAAAAGATAAAAAATGAAGATACTAATATATCTTTGGAGAGCGTGAACAGAATTTGTATGATTTTAGATATGCAACCAAAAGACCTTATAGAATATGTAGAGAGTGAAGCAGAAAAAAATAAATTTAAAATTCTTTAAAATATCACTTGCAAAAGAAACAACTATATGCTATATTATAGTCAAGGAACAGGGAACAAGCAAAGAGAGGAGAACGGAAACATGAGAAGAGAGGAACGTAGAGCATTTATTGATAACAGGAACAGTTTTGGACAACATATGATTATTGATTTAGGTTTTAACAAATCCTTATATCATATGACAAAAGAAGAGTTTGAAAATGCAGTGCTACCGGATAACAAAGGTTATGGAATAAAAGCCGATGATTATACCAGAACATTTGTTAATTTTAAAGAATGGGATGATCCGGAAGATTGTTATTATATCGTATTTGATGTAATAAACGGAAAGAAATGCAATTTTAGTGATGTTTCTAGAGAAGTATATCAAGCGTGTCTTTATTTTGTTGAAATAGAAAATTGAAATAGAGGAAATTAGGAGGAAAAAGAAGATGAATGAAGTGGTAGAAAAAGCAATGCAGTTAATCGAGGAGAGCGAGCGTACAGATACAACTATCCCAGATTTAGAGGTTGGGGATGTTGTAAGACTTTGGGATGTCTGGGATGGCGAAAGCGAAACAGGCATAGACCCATATAATTACCATGCCGGAGAAGAGTATAGTGCCTCTTACATGGTAAACGGAATGGACGGCATTAACTACTTGTTTAAAATCGTAGAATGCGGTGAAAAGGTAGAACCAGAAATTGGAAAATACGAAGAATATACAAATCTGGACGAAGCCGCAGAAGCATTAAGAGATGTTGTTGTGGAGATAACAGATATTTATTTAATTTAAAACAAGCTATACAGCAAAGAAACCGTATACAATTACGGTTTCTTTGCGTGAGGAGGGGAAAATGATACAACAAGCAATAGACATGATCGGATCAGATAAGCTGGAAGAATTGGCTTTATCTTGGCATAAACCAATAGTGGGTAATTATGTAATAGTTAAACCAGACAGAAGCTATAAAGTAATAAATGAGCGCAGAATGGAATTTAATAGCAAGTATTGTGGCATGGACTACTACAGTGGTCTTGTGTCCATGAATAAGCCAGTAGCAAGCAAGTTAATTACAAGTAATAATATTTATACATTCTTTTGCAAAAACACGCAAAAATTAACTATGGAAGACATTTATAATTATTATGATGCATTAGAGCTACCAGAGGATAAAGAGTGGTACAGGGATTTTGTAAGAGAGAATATAAAAGCATTCGGGCTAGAACATAAAGGACTTGTAAAGATATTCTTTCCGGGTACATTAGAGGAATACAGAACAGCAGGTCTTGCTAATTGGTACGATAAGAGCATAAGCAAAACCAAATACAGCAAAAGATTTGATGTTGGAGTGCCGATTGGGTACAGCATAAACCCTAAAAAGCCTTATATGACAAGCCAACGTAATATATATCTGGTTAGTCGAGAACAGGGCGTGCAAATTAAAATCTTTTACGACATCCTAAAGGGCATGTATAGACATGGATATAATATGCTGTATCTTTGGGACAACAACGTATTACCTGTTAAAAATGGAGATATGCCAGACGTAACGATCACGGGCGGTATAATGTTTGCATTTAAGTTGGACGATAAAGGACAAGTACAGATTATAGACATGGACACGATTCCAAGATACGACCCACATATTTAAAAGATTTGCAAGAGCATCCGACAGGGTGCTTTTTGTTTGCATTATACATAGTATGCATATATAAAATGCATATATAGTTATAACTAATTTATAACTAAGTTATAACTATATGTAAAAACATTGTATTTAAAGGAAATATATGATATAATTATATATAGTTACAACTAAGTTATAACTATATAAAGGAGTGGTTGGATTATGGATAAAAAGAAAGCCGTTTATAACTATATCAATGATTACCAAAAAGAAAAATATGATAGAATAACTATATTACGTAAGACAGGAGATAAGGAATATATTAATAATATAGCAAAAGAACATGGATATAGAACTATAACAGAGTTTATAAATAGCTGTATTGATGATAGGCTTGCTAATTATGGTTTATGTAACAATACAGAATACCTCTCAAACGTCACAGAATCGACTAGGACGAATGAAAATGAATTTGACGATAAAATTATCGACAGCGATATTAAAATTGATTTTGGGGCATTTAAGAAGCATGTGCCGACAGAAGAGGAAGAGACAGACAACCGCATGCGACTGCTGAAGCTACAGGAAGAGATAAACGCAAGGAAGACGTACATCATTAAGCCTGTAGAGCAAGAGCCAACCCTGACCGACATACAACTATCAGATAAACCACCGTTTTAAACCTGTAAATGTTTCCAAATTTTAACCGATTTAACCGTTTTGGATACAGAATGTATACAGCTTGTATCCGTAGTATAGTATAGGTTAGGTAAGGTTAGTATAGGTTATATATCGCGTATACGCGCGAGACAACAAAAATTTTCCTGTTAAGAGCAAAACGGTTTTTAAATTCAAAATTTAAAGACAGATTTTTCCTATTGGTTTAAATTTCCATTTGCGGATATATTAACCGTTTATCCAACCGATTATCTGCTTGATATTTTTTTAAAAACCTATTGCATTTTTATAAAATGTGTTATATTATGTATATAAGCTCATACGAGAGCTTTACACGATTAAGATTTACAGGACAGCTTATAATAGCTGTTTTATACGCAAGAAAAGCCTTTTAAGGCAAATATGTTTTACTTATGCTGTATTTATAATATACAGTGTTTGTATTCCTATTTGGTTTAAAGGGCTTTTTTGTTTTTCTAGGAGGTGTAAACATGGCAGATATTAAAGCTATAGACCAATCTAATTGTATAAGCATCGTTAAAGATATCATAGCCAAATACTGCGCAGCCAACGATCTGGACGAGCGTGACATACCCCCGCAGATATGGAACGATATCATAGATGAGATTTACATAGATGTCTTTAAGGATAATACTATACTGCTTAAAGATATACCTAGTCCATATAATCAATATAATCAGGATAAGGTATTATATATATATAATTATATATACAAGAGGATATGTAATAATCATTGTCAGGAAGTTACATTAAAGGGATTTATAGATATGACAGGGATAGATAAACAGACTATCTATAATTGGAAATCAAGTAACACCCGATTCGACTTGCACAAAAAAATTATGGACGATAACGAGCAATCTCTGGAAGCAATGTTACATGACAAGCGTATAAATCCTATGAAAGTATTACCGTCACTTAATAAAAAACATGGATGGAATCTACCAGGCGTTAGCAGGGAAAAGGCATCTGATACAACTATATCATTAACACAGTTGCAGCATCTCGGTGCAATTAATGGCACTATTGGACAAATACAGGGCAACAATGCAGCACTGGAAGATAAGGAAAACAGCTAGAATACAGTATTTATAAGGGTTTCAAGGTTTTAAATGGGATTCAAAACAGTTCGTAAAATTAATATTTTGCGAATAGTTAACATACGTTCGATTGATGGCATGGAGCAGGCAGGCAGGGGGTGGGGGTCGGAAGAACGGACGAGACAGCCCCTACTAAGTCAGCAAAACCACCCGATAAACAAAAAGCCCTTATCCAACACGCAGATATTAATTATCCAGACACCCTATTTCTAAAAATTTTTCAAAAATAAAAAAGGCATATATGCAATATAAAGTTTACGGAGGTATGTGAAAATGACAAGAGAAACGATGACTATCTACAAGGCACTGTCAGAATTAAAGGTGTTAGATGCAAGAATTGAAACGGCTATTAATACGCCTGTTTACTGTTGCGCTAAGAAACATTCGACAGATAAGGTTGCTGGAACTGACGTTACGCAAATTGAAAAGAATATCAGGTCTTACTACGATAAGGCTGTTGACTTGATCAACAGGAGAAAAGCTATTAAACGTGCTGTGGTTCTTTCTAATGCGGTTACAAAAGTTAGCGTGTGCGGCGTTGAATATACAGTTGCAGAAGCAATAGAAATGAAAAACCATGGCGAAGAATTTGAGCAGAGACTTTCAAACGCCATGAAGAGAGATTACATAAAGGCACAGGAAAGAATATCAAAAGAAAATGAAAACGGTCTTGAAGAAAGAGCAGACCAGTATGTAACTGCTATCTACGGTCAGAAAGACAGTAAAACAAATGCAGCGGATATTGAGAAAGTCAGAAATGATTTTATAACTTCTAACCAGTTTGAACTGGTAGACCCTATCGGTGTACTTGAGAAAATTAATGATATTGACAAAATTACATCTGGATTTTTGTCAGAGGTTGATTCACAGTTATCAGTTTCCAATGCACTGACAGAAATTACGATAGAATACTAACATTACATTCACTGTTTACTGAAAATCCTAAACTACAATTCATAAGTCTTTTTCGGGCATAGACTTATGCAAACAAAAAGAAACCCGAAAACTTTTCTTTTGCATAAAGAATGGGTAAATGTTTTGTTGGTTCAAATCCAACTGATTCGGGATAGAGTCATAGCCGAACTGGTATAGGCAATTTACAAACAAAAATTTACTGTAAAGATTAAAGGGTAAAGTTCAATGCTTAAAACTCAAAAATCAAAGTTTATTTCTGTCAAAGCTAAAAGAACAAAGTTGAAGTAGTAAAGTTTTACAAAATCCTTGGGAAATGTTTGTTCAGTTAATTGTAATGCTGATGGATTTTACACAAGGTTGGTAAATGGTGAATTTTCAAAAACAAAAAGGAGTCAATATGGTCACAGGAATTATTCTTATATGGATTTTGATTAAGTTACAGGCACCAACATGGTTATTCTGGTTAGCAGGAGTGAGAATAACATGGTCAGTTTTTAAAATACTTCTGACCGCTTACAAAACAGGTAAGAAGTCATAGCCATGTTAATCTTCGGCAAGCAAATTACAGACGAGTGTTCCAGATGCGGTAAAGTCTTAGAATGTGAGTTGTTCCGACAGGGGCACGGCATTAAATGTGACCGACAGAACATATCAAAGATGCTGGAATGCCAATTTGAACACAGGGAGAAGAGAGAAAATGATGGTATCTCGGGAAATACATAGAACTGGCAGAAAGGTAGACTTGTTATGTATCGGTTAGAAAGAAAAGGATTTTGCATTTCCAAAAATCAAATAGCGGTTATACCAACAATTTGGATTGATATAGATAACATGGTATACAAAGAAAAGAATTTTTCGATAGAATTTCATTTTTTGATAATTCATACAGGACTACTTTTTATAAAACAAGGTTAGGTAACGTACTCAAACGGTTATGTAGGTTCGACTCCTACCGTTACCGTTGTCCTGTTTTTAGCATTTTGGACAGGACGCACAAACCATCTACCTTTTCTTCCGAGATAGGTATGTAATCTCCTCTACACCAGTTAGGACTACTGTTAAGGGCGGTGAGAGACCGTCCGGCTGGTATCGGTCGAGTGAAATCCCACAACACTTGACCGCTTGGTGAAAACCCGAACCATAGCTTACGCAGATATGACCGTTACAGTCGGATTCCCCTTTACTTAGTGGCAATAGCTTAAATAGTTACTACGCAAGTGGTAGATGTGTGGCGGAATGGGTAAACGCAAGCAAAGAAACTGATTGATAGCATGTTTGCCGAGTAATAAGCGGAGATTGTCCGTAATTAGCAACAAGCAGCTTTCAGAAATCAATCATGTGAGGTTCAAATCCTCACCACATCAATTTCTTATCTCCACTTAGTCGGGTGCTACTGCAATAGTTCCGGTCGATGGGAGACTTATGGATGGTAGCGGTATCATTGGAAACAGCAAACACTTCCGTGATTAGAAATTGCAGATTTGAAAGCGGTTGGCATGGTTTGGGCTGACAGGGTTCGATTCCCTGTACCACTATCGGTAATTCAAGTAATTGCCGTATCTGCTAAGAGATATCAATAGTTTGCTTTGAGGTATCTTGGAAAACTACACTTGTGGAGATAAAGCGACACTGTGACAGCAATAGCCAGTGGGTAGCAAGTGGCACTTTGGAAGTTTGCGCTGATGCATCAGCGTAGCAGTTTATGAGAAGTGCAGAGAATTGTTAATATCATTTCAGTTCGTCTTGTGTACAATTTTATGATCATGTAATGTTATTGCTGATTCTTTGTAAACCGTGAAAATGCGCAGTTTTGCGGCAAATGAATCCCCTAGAGTGGTTTTGATAGACCTCTGACTAACACAAACTTGCACTTAGTTAGGTGTGGAGCAAGTAAAAAACTGGAACCTAACGCCGCAGAATGTAGCGCAGTCGGTTAGAGCACCTGTCTTATATACAGGCGGTCGCAGGTTCGATTCCTGCCATTCTGATTTTTGCAAGTACCGCAGGTGTTGTTTGGAGTCCGAACCGCCTAGGGAAACTGCACAGATAGGAGAGAGACATGAAAGATTGTTCAAAATGTAAATACTGTTATGAGGATTATATTTTTGACGAAGAAACAGGATACGAACATCCAATTTATGATTGTGAAAAGGGAAATGATACAGATTTAGATTTTGAATGTAAGGATTTTAAGGAATACAAACCAAAGAAATATGTTGAAAAAGACACAGAGTGCGATACATGCGAATTTAAAGAAAGATGTGGAAAATTAAGTTCTGGATTGGATTGCACATGTACTGGAGATACAAAAACACATGTTGTTTATCCTAAAGATAAATGCATTAAAGCACACTATGACGTAACAGATTTTGATAATGCTTTGAAAAATAGGATGATTGACGCAGACGAATGGTTCAGACTTGCAAATGCGCCAACTGATGAAGAAATAGAATCACTTAAAAAGGCAAAGGAAATGGGTGTAGAAATCCCAGAAAATATTACAAACTATTTTAGTGAATATGGTATTGAGGTGTAATATGTGCGATTTTTGCAATGGTAAAAAGAAGAAAATTGAGAACGGATATACATATGGCAATGCATATATAAAATCGACTAACTACGGATATTGCTATAAAATTTTTTATGATAATAGCGGTGGAGAATATGGAGAGGGAGAGTTTGAAATCAATTATTGCCCTATGTGCGGTAGAAAGTTGGTGTAGTGATGGCAGAACCTTTAAGCAAATTAGCAGAAAAATGTAAAAGTTGCCCAAAATCTGAAAAATGCGACCATAAAAGAATGGAGTTATGCGCTTTAGCGGATTTGCCACCGCAAAATCTTGCAAGTGCTACACAAGGCATTTTGATAGACAATATGTCACCTATATTGAGGGAAGAAATAACAAGTCCTTTAAGTCCATTTCGGTACAAAGACGAATTAGAAAAAGCACTAAATGATTTGCATTTTGGAAATATGTTTATGAATGGTGTTTAGAAAGCTGGCGGAAGATGGTTAAAGAAGCATTACTTGACAACTCAAGTGGAAAATTTATTACATTATCACTTGATGGAGAAATTGTAAAAGGAGCGACAAGTATTGATAATATATCAGGTATCTACTCAAAAGACATGGCAAAGGAAATTACAATAAAGGTAGTTGCGAGCGAAGTTAAGGTAAAACTGCCGAATGGTGAAATAAAGGATATATCAGAAATGTAGAAAGCTGGTGGAAGAATGAAGCCATTAGAAGAAATATTTTTTAGAGCTTGCGTGAATGAACAGAAAAGAAAATTGCGTTCGAGTGACCGTGAATTGAGCATAAGAACTATTGGGAATATTTTTGAAAGGCTTGGATTCTCATATAAGCAGTTAATGTATTATGTCAGAAAGTGGTGTGACAGGGGATTTTATGATTATGGAGTGACACTTAACTTGGGATGGTTTGAATTTGACAAACTGACCGGAGAATATAAACAGATTTATGATCCTATGACAAGTACGGACGGATGGAAAGATGGGGAGTTAGCAAATTATATTGTTAGAAATTCTTTTAATCGAGAGTGAATAACTAATTTTTCGTTGAGAGAACATCTTGGAATCGGATAGGACAAAGAATTTTTTAATCCGTACAGAAAGGTGGAGAAATGAGAGAAACTATTTTATATATTTCCAAAACGGAAAAAGATATTGTTAGTTTTTTAAAATATCTTCAATCAAAGCTAGAAGCAGAGCAAAAGGAATGTACCCTAGATGAAAAACACGATATTTTAAAAGTACCAAAATATTATGATATTGTCGGAAAGAGCATTCACGGCAACAGACTTGGGGTAGGCTATGGATATTGCAAATATTATTGTTTTTCAGAAGCGTATAACAAAGATAAGTATAGCAATGCAGAAAATGAAAAGCTTAAAGAAATTCTTATGCACACAAGAGAGGGTGCGGAGAGAATAACGGGACTTGATATTTTATGTATGCTAGGGTTAGTTTAAAAGGCGGTGGAAGAATGAAACATCAAAAAGAATGGCACACTTGCGATAGGTGCGGTGTGGAAATTAAAAAAGGAATACTGTGCGGAAATTCTGTTACAAGGAATGGTATTTTAAATACCACATACGACTTGTGCACTAAGTGTATGGAAGATTTTGAGAGGTTTATGAGGAATGAAGAACATTGATAATCCTTTGTCAGAGTATCAACCACCATCTAAAGAAGCGATGATAAATTTTGGAATAGATATTTCAAGAGAAGTGGTAGAAAAATATGCTTTGGAAAAGTTTGGCAGACTGCCACAAAGCCATATTGAAATGAATTTTGCTAGTTGTTCTAAAATAAATGAAGAAACAAGGAGATTTATGGGGAATGAAAAGAATACTTAAAATTGTAGCAAAGACATTAATTGAATATGCCAGAATAATTGCTATTTGCTTTGTTGCTTGCGTAATAGGAGCAATTTTTTATGTTTTTTTAGGCAAAATAGCATATGCGTGCTATTGGATAGCGGTTATTTTGCTTGTGATTATCAGAGATATAACGATAAAGTCAAAAATGCAGGAAAGCAAAAAGATTAAATTATTACTTTTACAGTATGAGGACGGCAGTACAAGTTTGTGTGTCGGGGATAAGCAAATTAGGCATATGACAAATATTGATATGCATATTGATAAGCTTCAGACAAAACTGGAAGTAGACCAAGTAACAAAAACTGGGAAAGTAACACATGTTGTTTTAATGGACGGTGGAAAGAATGAATGAAAAATTAAGATAAGGAGTTGTGTATAAATGAAGAAAACAAGAAGTAAAATAATCATTAAAACAAGAGCTGGCGGTTATACAAAGATTTATGCCAATGGAAAATGGCAGAAGAGAGTATGTGTTATTGATTATCGCGCAGAATGCAGTAACAAGGATGGTATAAAGGTTACTTGCAAATTTGATAAGAATAAGACTGACAAAAACGGTTCGGTTATTTACGACCCGGAAAAAGAAGAATTTGCAAAAGAACACGTAGTTGCAAGAATTTAGGGGCAAGATTATGAAAATAACAGAAATGAATAACTGCATTGAAGAAATGCGAAAATGCTACAATTTTAAAGATGATGAAACAGAAATTAGACTTACAGATATGATAAGCCATGATGACAAGTATGTTTGTATTAGTACAAGAGACGAAAACGGAACACGAATTGAAATGGCAAGGTATGCAGATAAATTAGTAAATGTTTGATTGCTGATTATCAGCGGAAAAGAGATTTTATGAAAAAAATTTTTAAAACCATTATTCCTATTATTGTTATTGTTGTTAGCATTGTTGCACTGATATTATTTTTAAATTGGGCTAATAAAACCGAAAAATACGAATGTGAAATAGAAGAGATACAAAGTGAAATTTATGTTAGATATCAAAGTACAGCTTCATGTACCCCCGCTTACAACTATGAGATAATTACAGTTTGCATAAATGGACGACTGATAACCTACAAGGGAAGCGTTGAATTTATTTTTGCAGAAAATGAGAACAAAATCGAAGTTACAGAAAAACCTAATATAGTTCACAGTGATAAAGTCATTGTCTATACTTCAAAAGACAGTGTTGAATACTTAGGAACTGTAGTAATTGGTAAATAAATATATTTCCCGGCTAACAATAGGAGTTAGTCGCTAACCTAGAAAAGTTATAGGCAGAGGTCAAGGCACTTCTGCTATGCGGAGGTGTCCTTTTTTGGCAAGTAAGGATTTAATAAACCAGTTAAAAGGTAATGACAATTACATAGAGCGAAAAGGAATCCATAACATTGTTAAAAATGGGGAATCCGAAGAAGTAATAAAAGCCTATGTCAATTCTATACAGTGGGGTATGTATAATGACAAAGACATACCATTCTCACTGGAAATTTCCAAGAAAACAAAAAACTTAATAGAAAACATAGTTGCGGAAAGCACAGGCGGCGGTCATATTTACGACTTAGAAATATACTGCGGAGATAATAACACCGAAATTACAGTCTTAAATAATTACTATGAGGTATTAAGACTTGAATCCGCATATCTGGTAGACAGCTTTTTTTATTACATTGAAATTGATGAAAAGGATCCGTGGAAAAGATTTTATTTCCCAAGAAGAAAAGTGCTACAACCTGTAGTCGGAGCATACCAGGAGATTTATGACGGAAAACTTGATTTTCTGTCTGTTTCTCAACCTAAACGTACTGGGAAAACTACAGGTGGATTGCGACTTGCTATGATGATGGGCGGTCGTGACCCAGATGGAAGTATATTTGGTGTTGGTAAAGGAGAAGGACTTGTTAAGAGATTCTACGGTGGATTGTTACAAGGATTTGAGACAGAAAGTACTTATCAACGATTTTTAAGTGTATTTCCAGAAGCAAAGAAAATAGGAGAAAAAGATTACAAAAGTGCTGAAAATCTATCAATCGACCTTAAAAGCAAGAACATTTTCCCGACATTTACATGCCGCCCGATTGATGGTGCAATCGTAGGATGTACCGAAGCAAATGTTCTTGTATACATTGATGACTGTGTAAAAAACCATGAGGAAGCACGAAACAGGGATAGACTGGAATTTTTATGTGAAAAGGTTACGGATGATGTTCTTGGACGTAGATTAGAGGGTACACCTATTATTATCCAAGGTACAAAATACAGTCTGTATGACCCGATTACAGCATTACAGAATAAGGCTGATGAATTGGAGTGGAGATGGAAAGAAGTTGCGATTCCGGCACTTGACCCGATCACAGATGAAAGCAATTGGGAGATTTATCGAAAAGATAAAAAGGGATTGCGGAAAATATTCACAACCGTTTACTACCAAAAGGAAAGAAAACTTGTTTCGGAAGAAACGTGGGCGGCAGAGTTTCAACAAGAACCATTTGAAGCAAAAGGGCGTATGTTTGCAGAGAATGAACTTAATTACTTTGAGGAACTTCCTATTGATCGTGAACCAGATGCGATTATGGCGGCTTGTGATAGCGCGGATAAGGGAGAAGACAGTTGTTCAATGCCGATTGGCTATGTGTACGGCAACGAGGTTTATATCGTAGATGTAGTGTTTGATAATGCCGGAACACAGTTTACCAAGCCAGAATGTGCAAACATGCTGATTAAGCACAATGTCAAAACAGTTACATTTGAGAGCAACAGCGCAGGAGAATACTTTGGTCGTGATGTAATGGAGATTGTAAATAAGCAGGGTGGCAGATGCAGCGCAAGATATAAATTCAACTGTGCTAACAAGATAACCAGAATGGAAAACGCTAGAGATAATATCATACGTGATTATTATTTCAGAGATTTTAAGAAAATGGACAGGCAAAGTCAGTATTACAAATTCATGAAAGAACTTACCACTATGACACGTAGCGGAAAAGTAAAACATGATGATGCACCAGACTCTTTAGCATTATTTGAAAATGAAATGCGTACAGGAGTATCAGCAAAAGCCGAAGCAGTCCACAACCCATTTAGGAGGTATTGAGTATGCAGACAAGAGAGTATCTGAATCAAATAAGCAGACTTAACAGGATGATTAATAATAAGTTGGTGGAAATACAGCAATTAAGGGAAATGGCTTGCAATGTTACGGCTATACAGAATGATGAACGTGTAAAAACTTCCCCTGACCCAGACAGAATGGGAGTTACATTTTCCAAAATAGATGAAATGGAAAAAGAACTGGATAGAATGATAGACGGTTACGTTGAAAAGAAAAATGTAATCATAAGTCAAATTGACAGCATGGATGATGAAAATGTATATAATATTCTGTTTGCCAGATATATTGAGAAAAAGACTTTTGAAGTAATAGCAACTGAAATGAATTACTCTTTTAGGAATATCACTAGGCTACATGGCAGGGCATTAAAGGAATTTGAAAAAAAATACGGTGAACAGTATATTGAATCATGATGTTGTCCTAGAATGTCCTATATACAGCGTAGTATTATTAAAATGGTTAAAGACCAAATCAATAAGTTTTCACACCTCTCTCAAAAAGGCATCGTCTTCATGACGGTGCTTTTTTAATGCATAAAAGGGGGATTTATTTTGACAGAATCGAAAACAATATACTGCCCTATATGTCATAGAACGGTAGGCAGACATGATATGCGGTCACAGACAAATACAATCTGTAAGTGCCGCAAATGTGAAAAGAGAATCATATACCACTATGACACAGGAGAGACAGAAACAAAGAGATTACCACAAAGAGCCACTTCTAGCGGCGTTTGTTTTGTATAAGGAGAAGCAATGAACAACAGGACTTTTCAAGAGCTGGTCAAGGGATGTTATGGTCGAAAAATTGCATATACAGATGTTGAGACTATTACACAAGACAACATTGTAAAAGTCATTGGTCAGTGCATTGGAGCCTTTTACTTTAACAAAATGGCTATAGAGTACCTTTGGAATTATTACAAAGGTGACCAACCTATCAGATACCGTGTAAAGATATCCAATGAGGATATTATCAATAAAATTTGCGAGAACCACTCTTACGAATGGGTGCAATTCAAGGTCGCCCAGACATATGGCGAGCCTGTCCAGTATATCAGTCGCAAGGATGATGATGAAACCAACAATGCAGTTGATGAGTTGAATGATTATCTTGTGGATGCTAATAAGCAGGAAAAAGATATAGAAGCTGGAGAATGGCAGTCGGCAACTGGAACATCATTTAAAGCGGTGCAGTTTGCTAATGGAGATATACCGTTCAGAATTGTAGCACCCAGCCCTATGAATACTTTTATTATTTACAACCGCTCAACGAGAGAGCCGATTCTTGCAGTGCAGGAATTAAAAGACATTGAGGGGAACTGGTATAAACAATGCTACACAGATTCCCATGAATGCAAGATTGTAAATAGCAGTGTGCAAGACTGGAAAGTACACGCTTTTGGAAGTATTCCTATAGTGGAATACCCAAATAACCCATCCAGATTATCAGATATCGAATTGGTAATAGATATAATGGACGCAGTAAACAATATGCAGTCTAACCGAATGGACGGCATAGAGCAATTTGTGCAGGCGTGGATAAAATTCGTAAATTGTGAGATTGACGAAGAAGAATTTCAAAAAATGAAAATGAACCACGCTCTTGTAGTAAAATCCATTAACAAGGATAACAAGAGTGATGTCGATGTAATGACGCAGGAATTGAACCAGACGCAATGTCAGGTTGCTAAAGAAGATTTGATTGATAATGCCTTATCTATTTTGGCAATTCCAAATAAACAGAGCAATACAGGCGGCGATACACAAGGGGCGGTGCAACTTAGAAACGGATGGGATTTTTCAAAATCCAGAGCGAAGCTAAAAGACCCTCTTGTAAAATCGGCAGAAAAACGCCTTGCAAAGCTGGTTTTAAACGTTATCCGCATAAAAGACCATGATTTAGGTCTTTCTATGAGGGATTTTGAAGTACAAATAAACCATAGTCCACAGGATAACATGTATACTAAGGCACAGACCTTATATCAGTTATTACAGGCAGGCATACACCCACTTGTAGCAGTCAAAACAGTTGGACTTTGGGGAGACGCAGAAAAAACATACATGCTTTCTAAACCGTACTTTGATGTATTATGGAAGACCATTGATAATGTTGAGAAAGAAGAAAAGAAAGCACAGGAAGTTATGGAAAAATTAAACAATCAGCAGAATAAGGCAACTACCGGGGAATAATCGGTAGTTGTTTTTATTTTATAAAATTGCACCTATGCGGTAAATAGGAGAAATCACAGGTTGAGCAACCAACGTAAAAAAGCGTAGTGAATCGGAGGTAATTTATGACAAGAGAACAGGCAAAACAGAATCTTATTGCTATCGGAGTGGCAGAGCCTACGGATGAACAGGTAAGCAATTATCTGAATCAGGTCAATGGCGAAACCAAAAAGGAGAAAGATAAGGCAGACCAGTATAAGGCAAAGGCTGATAATGCGGATGAATTGCAGAGAAAGCTGGATGAATTGGAAGCTGGAAATCTGACAGAGCTTGAAAAGGCAAATAAGGCATTAGACACAGCTAATCAGCAGATCGCAGAATTGCAGAAAAAAAATGCTATTAGAGATTTGCGTGAAAAGGCTATGACCGATTTCAAAGTAACCGCAGAACAGGCAAAAACAATTGTAAAAGAAGATGGCAGCTTTGATACAGCCGAACTTGGAAAGATTATGTCCGAAAAAGAGACCGCAGCGGCACAGGCAAAGGAACAGGAGATTGCAAACAATTCTACTAATCCAGGCGGTGGCACTGCTGGCAAAGAAAATGAAAATAAGACTACTGCTGAAAAACTTGTTGAAAAGTTATACGGCGGTCAGAAACAGAACAATGATATTTTATCACACTATGTAGGAGGTAACTAAGATGATGCAGTTTGAGCAGACAACATACGCTGGCGATGTTGAAATCTTAAAAAGAAAGCCGTTTGAAGGAATCCCTATGACACTTGATTTTACAAGCGTTGATACAAAACTGGCAAACGGTAAAAAGGTTGTAAAAGCAGGAACCCCTATCGGTTCTACAGGAGTAGCAGATAACACGGCTACAGTAGTGGGAATCTTATTACATGACGTTACAGAAGATAGACCACAGGGAACGTTGCTTAAAAAGGCATATATTGACAAAACAATTGCGCAGACACATTCAGGTGTTGAAATTGCGGAAGCTGCAAAAGCGGCATTGCCAATGATTATTTTTGAATAATTAACAGGAGGTAAAAATAATGCTAGTAAATGAAGTAGTAAATACAAAGGCTATTGCACTTGCGGCTACAGAAAACGCAAGCAATACAATTCCTTATCTTGGTTTACAGTGGTTTCCAGAGAAGAAAAAGTCAGGTCTTGATTTAAAGTGGATTAAGACACACAAGGGACTCCCTGTATCACTGAAACCGTCTAATTTTGATGCGCTGCCAACAATCAGAGCAAGGGGCGGATTAAAGACAGAAAAAACACAGATGGCATTTTTCCGTGAACAGATGATTGTCACAGAAGAGGATGCACAGGAAATTGATAGAATCAAAGATGAAAACGATCCGTATTTGCAGGGTGTATTGCAGAGTATTTATGATGACACTAATACTCTTGTGAGCGGAGCGGAAGTCGTGCCAGAAAGAATGAGAATGTCTCTTCTCTCAACAACAAATGGACATCCTACAATCGGTATTGAATCTGACGGTGTTAAGTATGAGTATGATTATGACCCTAACGGAGAATACACAAAGAAGCATTACTTAAAATTGCAAGACACGGCTATGTGGAGCGATACTACAAATTCTAAGCCACTCACTGACCTTAATAATGCAAGAAAAGCACTTGCAAAATTAGGAAAGATTGCTACCTATGCGCTTATGAATTCTAACACATTTAATTATCTGTTAGAAAATGCGCAGGTCAAAAATGCTATTCTTGCGCAGAACTTAACGGCAAACATTGAACTTACAGATGATAATGTTGTCTCTATCACAAAATCAAGAACAAAACTTACTATTGTTCTTTACGACAAGATGTACATTGACGATGAGGGAAACGAACAGTATTTCTACCCTGATAATAAGGTTACGTTACTACCAAGTGGTTCTCTTGGCAATACTTGGTTTGGAACTACTCCAGAAGAAAGAACAGCTTCACAGGTTGCTGATGTAGATGTTTCTATGTATGGTATGGGAATTGCAGTTGCTAAGAAAGTTGAATACGGTCCTCCTGCAATCACATCTGTTACAGCTTCAGAAATCGTGCTTCCTTCTTATGAGAATATGGATTCAACATTTGTAATAGAAGTACATTCTGCTTAGTAGGAGGTATCTAGGATGAAGTATCCGTATATCGTAAATAAAAACGGTGTTTGGTATCCAGCAGGAACAGAAGTTCCAGACGGAAATGCTGATAAGGAAGTTAAAACAGAAAATCAGCCATATACAAAGACAGACATTAACCGCATGAGCACCGCAGACTTGCAGAAGTTAGCAGGAGAAAAAGGAATTGAGAATGCTGATTCCTTTAGCGGTGCAGATTTAAAGAAAATGCTTATTGATTTAATGCAGTTATAAGGAGTCCGTATGGAAGAATACAGCACTTTACAGAAAGTAAAAATCAGATTGGGGCAATTTCATATAGAGGAAGTCACAGACCCAGATACAGGGATTACGTCTGATGTTACTGTATTCGATCGCAAGGAAGATAACCCACGGTTAGAGCTTCTTATTAAGCAGTCAAAAAATGAAGTAATTAACAGACGGATGTACCCAAAGTCTTATACACAGGAACAGATTGACGAGGACTTGAAGAAATTTGAGGATGTAATCATTAATTTAACGGTTTATGACCGTTCACAGGCTGGCGAAGCGTACATGGCATCTTACACAGAGAATGGGGTAATCAGGAACTGGAAAGATAGAGACACGCTTCTGGTAGGTGTATATCCGTTTGTTAAAGTTTTATAAAGAAGATTGTGCATGACCTTTTTACTGATACCAGTAATATGGTCGTAGGCGGCGCACAGTAAGAGGTGGAGGGCGGTGCGCCATTAAAAAGAAAGGACGGTATATCAATGCCAACAGCAGTTATTATAAGCATCATATCAGTTGCTTTTTCCGTCTTTTTTGGATTGGTAAGCTTGTTCCTTAATTTGAAGAAAGACAAGAAATCCGATAATTCAGAAATTGAGGAACGTGTCAGGGAAAACACACGAATAAACATGAAGCTTGATTCTATATCAACCAATACGACAGACATTAAAAATGAAATTACAGAAATGAGAAAAGAACTTAATTCTCATGATAACAGAATTGTAAAGGTTGAGGAAAGCGCAAAACAGGCGCACCACAGAATAGATGAGCTTGTAAAAAGATTTGAAGACAAGGAGTGATACATTATGGATTTTGCACAGGTATCTACGGTTGTTTCAATCGTAGTGATTACTTATCTGATTGGTCTTGCGGCTAAAGCAATTCCAAGCGTAAAGGACAATTACATCCCGATTATCGTAGGTGTGGCAGGCGGCATCTTAGGCGTAGTTGGAATGTACGTAATTGCTGATTTTCCGGCAAATGACGTGCTGAATGCAATTGCAGTAGGAATTGTAAGCGGTCTTGCAAGCACAGGCGTAAATCAGATTTATAAACAGGTCAAAAATGCTTGATATTAATAAGCAGAAAATGAAATACGCCTTGCAGGGTCAGACCGTGACCGTTGAGGAAACTGACGAATATGGAAACCCAGTGTATGAGGGATATACGGACGCAAGTGGAAACTTCATTCCATACCTTGATTCACAGGGCAATCCGATTCCAAAGACAAAGGAAGTAAGCGGATTCTCTGAACCAGTTACGTTCTATGCAAATATCAGTAATAAGCTGTCAGAAGTATTGGTAAAGCAATTCGGCATAGACGATAGCACATCATATGCACAGATTGTTACAGATAAAGGATATCTGCCTATCAACAATGGTGATGTCGTATGGAAGAAATCGGAAGTCATTCTGAATGATGATGGATTACCAGACGAGAACAGCGCAGATTATGTTGTTAAGGGCGTAGCTGATGAGGGATTGACAGCAGATTTATTTCTGTTACAGAAAGTTGTTAAGTAGGTGGATGTATGGCAAAGAAAGTTATCTCCATGACGTTATCACAGAAATCCGTACAGAACGTCATAAAAGAGCTTAGAAGCTATCAAAATTCATTAGAGTATAAATGTAGGATGTTAGCTGAAAAACTCGCTGAAAAGGGCGTAGAGATTGCACAGACATATGTTGCTTCACTTGATGCAATATTCACATACGAACTTAATTCAAGTATACACGCTGAACACGTAAAAGATGTGCAAGGCGGTGGGATATATGCGGTTGTGGCAGGAACAGACCACGCATTGTTCGTAGAGTTCGGAACAGGAATTGTCGGACAACAAAGTCCTTATCCAGGCAAACTACCAGACGGTGTTACATGGGAGTATGCAAGCGGTAAGACCATAAGACAGTTGGCAGACGGACGCTACGGATGGTTTTACCGTGACGATAACGGTCAATGGTGGTTTACAGAGGGTATGCCTAGCAGACCATTCATGTACTACACGGCTAATGAACTTAGAGACTTGATAATGGAAACTGCCAAGGAGGTGTTCACCGTTGATTGATAATTCATGGGCTTTACGATTGCAAGACCAGTTATTCAACATGTTTTCACATGAAATGAAGCTGGCATATGGAAGCAAGTATAAGAACCTGTATCTGACGCAGGATGAAGCAGTCACAGGAACGCCAAAGTTTCCGACAGTGCTAATGAGACAGATTGGTGCTACAGAAGCAGGACAGGATTTAACAGGCGAGCGAATAAACGCTGTAAGACCAACATTTCAGATTACCATTAACTATCAAGGCGAAAAAGCAGAAGACAGGGCAGAATTAGTTGATATGACCGCAACGGCTATCAACTTTTTTAAATGGAAAAGGTTTGAGGTAAGAGACCCTGCTTATACGATAACCAATAAAATCAGGACGGCAACATTTAGGGCTACACGAACAATCGGTTCGCTTGACCCATTACAATAACTATTAACTGGCACACAACAGAGTGTGTCACTGACCGCATTAATTAGCGGTAGAAAGGACGGCATATATGGCAGATACAAGTTATCTTGCTAGAGTAATCTACAAGGAACATACAGCGGCATCTTCTGATTTTTCAGGAACATATAAATTATTGGTTCGTGCAAAATCAATCCCTTCTCCTGCGTCTACTCCAAATACTGTAGAATCTACAACATTGGAAGATGATACACAGACTTTTGAAATGGGTATTAAAACAGCGGATTCAAGGGAAATAACAGGAAATCTTGAAAAGAAGTATTTACACGATATTAATGGATTAGCAGGAAAGAAGCTGGATATTTTTCATTTGTATGGAACTGATGGAATTGGCGGAACTGCAAAGTACGCATATGTAGGTCAGGCAACCGCTACACCTAACGATGTCGGCGGTGTAGATGAAATTTTGGAAATGACAGTTACCGTCATTCCAAACACTTCCGCAATTGAATGTACGGATGATTACACAGTTACAGACAATAAAGACGGTACATTTACTGTAACAGCAGCGTAAATTAAAATTGTATAAAAACAGGGGCGGTCTTAGGACTGCCCCCTTTCTTACTAATAGTAAGGGAAAGGGAAATAATATGATGAAAATTAAGGTTAAAGATAAAGAGTACACAATACAGTTTGTTTATATTCCAACAGTTAAATCAAGACTTCTTTCGAGATTTGCAAAAATGGCTGCAGGAATGAATAATGGGGCAGAAAACAATTTAGAGCAGATTGAAGATATGCTTTTATTTCTTCCTGATGTTGTTTTGATTGGTTTACAGAAATTCCATTCTGATGAGTTTGGCTACAATCTTGACACAAACGATGGCTACGAAGAAGCAAAGGAAAAGGCATTCTCTCTTGTAGGCGATTATGTAGATACTGGTGATGTAGATATCACAGACTTTTATACAGAATTGCAGGAGGAATTAACGGCTAATGGTTTTTTAAAGAAATTGTTCGAGAAGGAAGTGGAGAAAGCACAGGCGAACTCGGACAGCAAGGAGAAAGCCGAGAATTAACATGGAAATTATACTGTGAGGAAATACGTCCTTATTGGCTTGCTGTAACTAAGGGGTATGGACTCACGGTACATGATATAGACTGGTCTTGTCCGACAGACTTACATCCATATGAGTTAGCTTATGAGTTGGAAGACCAAAAACGTGAAAATGATATATGGCGTTGGTGCGGAGATTACTTCATTTCTGCTATGACTTATTCTATTGAACATTGCTTGAATGGTAAAAAAGCAAAGACAGAGTATATAAAACATGCTGCTGATAGATACAGAAAAGAGGAGGATTACGATACAAAAATTCGTAAGGCTTTACTGGCAGAGCAAATGTGGATTGCAAACGCACAACAGCGTCATTTACCCAAACCATTTGAAAAGGAATGATAAAAAATGAGTTATATCGGTATAGACGTATCGGCATATCAGGGAACTATTGACTGGGCAAAAGTCAAGGCAGGCGGCATCCAGTTTGCCATCCTTAAAATCATCCGTAAAGATTTGAACCGTGATAAGCAGTTTGAAGCTAACTGGTCAGGCTGTAAAGCAAACGGATTGACGATACAGGGCGTTTACAACTACAGCTATGCGACCACAGTTACAAAGGCTAGAAATGATGCAAGGAAAGTAGCAGAAGTGCTTAATGGTCGTGAGACAATGGTATGGCTGGACGTGGAAGATAACTGTCAGAAAAGACTGGGAAGCAAGCTGATTGATATTATCAACGCTTACGGTGATGTTATCAGAAGTTATGGGCTTACATTCGGTGTGTATACTGGAAAGTCTTTTTACAATTCCTACATCAAGCCATATGGCGGTGTGAAATATCCTATGTGGATTGCGGCATATGGAAAGAATAAGGGAAACATGGACTTGAAGTACCAGCCGCAGATTGAAAACATGGTAGGCTGGCAGTACACATCAAAAGGTACTGTAAGCGGCGTTAATGGCAACGTTGATATGAATGTATGGTACAGGGAATTAAACGAATTACAGACCGTCTACGACACGCACAATAACCCATATGCAGAGCCTACACGTACATTATATAAGAAATTCCCATGTATGCGTGGTGATGATGTGAAATGGCTACAGACGGAACTTATCTATCATAAGTGCCTGCCTGCCACAAATGCAAAAGGCAAGAGCAACATTGATGGTATATTGGGAAATGATACAGCCAGTGCAATCGGAGTTTTCCAAAAACGTGTAGGAATCACGGTGGATTGCAAGGCAGGAAAAGTAACAAGAGAATATCTGAAAAGATAACACAGGGGCGGTAGAGGTCATAGTCTACTGCCTTTTTTACTGGCTATCGGTTGGAGATAGTCACTCACTTTAACAATTGAAAGTAGGTGCAGTATGGCAGAGATAGATTCACTGGAAATTCAAATTAAAGCGCAGGCAACAAAGGCGAATAATGCGATTGACAAGCTGATTACAAAACTTGATAAACTGTCTACTTCATTGAACAGCATTAATACCAGTAATTTGAATGGTCTTGCAAATAGTGTGAATAGGCTTTCAAATGCCATGCAGAGCATGAATAATGTAAAGACTACTGATTTTACAAGGCTTGCAAAGGGCATAGAGAAGATATCCACAGTAGACACAACTAAAATCAATCGTGCGGCATCCTCTATGAACCAGCTTAGTAAAGCATTTGGAAATATTCAGGCTAGTAGTTCTGCTACTGCACAGATATCAGAACTGGCAAAAGGAATTTCACAGTTAGGTTATAAATCGTCAACTAAGGCTATAGAGAATATCCCTAAACTTGCTACAGCGATGCAGGGGCTTATGACAACGCTTTCCAAAGCACCGACAGTAAACAGAAACCTTATTGACATGACTAATGCGTTGGCGAAGTTGGCAAGAACAGGTGCTTCCAGTGGTCGTGCGGCTAATTCCCTTGCAAGTAGTCTGAATGTTTTTAGCAAGTCGGCTAAAAGTGCAAAGATAAACAGCTTTTCCCTTGCTTCTGCATTTGGAAAATTATATGCATCATACTGGCTATTGTTCAGAGCGTTCCATAAGCTAGGGGAAGCAATCGACATATCGTCCTCGTTGACGGAAGTAGAAAACGTTGTAAGGACTACGTTTGGCAATTATGAGAAGATGATACAGGACTTTTCCAAGACATCCATACAGGATTTTGGTATGTCCGAGCTGATGGCAAAACAGGTAGCAAGCCGATTCCAAGCTATGGGCGTTGCCATGGGATTCTCACAAAAGAACATGGCGAATATGTCATTGGAATTAACAAAACTGACCGCAGACATGGCATCTTTTTATGACATGTCACAGACGGATGTTGCAAGGAATTTACAGGCTATTTTCACAGGAGAGACAGAGCCTTTAAGAAAATATGGTCTTGATTTAACACAGGCAACATTAAAGGAATGGGCGTTGAAACAGGGATTAGATGCTGATATTACATCTATGACGCAGGCACAAAAGGCTATGTTGCGATACCAGTATGTCATGCAGAATACAGCCGCCGCACAGGGAGATTTTGCAAGGACGGCAGACACATGGCACAACCAAATTACGGTTCTTACGCAGTCGTTCCAACAGTTGGCATCCATTATAGGCGGTGCTTTGATTAATGCATTCAAGCCATTTGTGCGCACTCTAAATCAAGTCATGCAATATGTAATTGCATTTGCGGAGACTGTTACAAATGCTTTAGGTTCAATATTCGGATGGCAGTATGAGGTATCTGCTGGCGGTGTAGCCGAGGACTGGGCAGACGGCATGGAAGATTTTTCGGATGCTACTGGTGATGCGGCAAAGAACGCTAAAAAACTGAAAAATAATCTTCTTGGAATTGATGAATTAAACATTAACTCTGGAGATAATGATAAAAATGGTAGCGGCGCAGGTGGTGGAGCAAGCAAAGTTGATAAGACACAAGGCGGTCTTGTACAGGTAGATACCATTTTCAAGGGATATGAGAGTGGTATTAAGAGCTTAGAGGGATTAGGAAAGACCATTAATGCGGCTCTTAACAAGGCTATGGACAATGTGGACTGGAATAAAATCTATAAAAAGGCTGATAATTTTGGAAAAGGTCTTGCGAATTTCCTTAATGGTCTTATATCTCCCAGATTATTTAGTAATGTAGGAAAAACAATAGCAAATTCCTTAAATTCAGCATTACATTTCCTTGATTCATTTGGCACTACATTTGATTGGAGGAACTTTGGAGAATCATTAGCCGAGGGAGTAAACTCTTTCTTTAGAAATTTTGATTTTGGGTTACTGGCACATACTATCAATACATGGGCTAACGGCTTGTTAGATACCATGATTACGTACCTTAAAAAAGTAAAATGGTCTTATATTGGTTACAAAATAGGAGATTTTATATCGAAGATAGATTTTAAAGGAATTTTGTCTAAGGTAGGTCAAGTAATATGGCAGGCTATCAATGCCGCAATTGAAACCTATATAGGAATATTCAGCGCAGCACCTATTGAAACAGCAATTACAACATCTGTATTACTGTTGAAATTTACTGGTCTTGGTGCGTCTATAGCAGAAAAGCTAAAAGGTGTAATAAATACTGCGATTGCATCTGTATTAGAATCTGGCATTACATGGTCTATTGCAATTCCTCTTTCAATCACATTACTTGCTAATAAGTTGGATAGCACTTTTATAGACTTAGAGCTTGCTAAATTTGGAGAGGAACAGTCTAAAAAGTATGGAGATACTTTTAACAATATAGCAGAAAAAGCAAAAAACCTTACAGACAGAATAAGGGAAACAAATGAAGCATTTAGAGAACAGATAAATACAAAGGATGAAAATATTCTTTTTCTTGAAACACTTGCTGATAAATATGGAGCATTAAGCAGTAAGACAAATCTTACAGCAGACGAGCAAAAATTACTTACACAGTACACACAAGAACTTATTAGCAAAATGCCCGAACTGAATGAGTACTATGATTCAGAAAATGGAAAACTGACAATCACTACCGATAAGCTGAAAGAATTAATTACTCAAAAAGAAAAACAGATAAGACTTGAAGCTATTTCAGAGCAGTGGAAAGAAACATTAAAACAAGAAGCAGAAGCGCAGATGCAAGTCAAGGAAAACGCACAGAATCTTTCTAAAGCACAAGAAGATTTAGCGTACTGGACAGGAATCTGCAATGATGAACTTGAAAAATCCGGTGGAAATGCTAATCTTGCGCCGTATCAAGACGAAGTTTCTAAAGCTTCACAGGCGGTAGAAGAATTTAGCAACGTACTTAAAGAAAATAAGCAACAGTTAGACCTTATTTCTGAACAATCTTCTTTTTATGAAGAAATGTACAACTCAATAAGCATTGGAGCAGAAGAAGCAAAAACTACAGCAAGAACCAATGGGCAGAATGTAGCAAGCGAATACGCAAGCGGAATTTCTGACAATGCTAGTATGTCTACAGAAGAGATAGACGCTATGGTAAACAATGCCACAACGCAGTTAGAGTCTATTAATAATACGGCATACGATAGTGGAAAGAATATGGTTTCGGAATATTCCCAAGGTGCAAAAGACGAATCAAATTCTACAGACTATTCAGAGCTGGGTGAAAACATAGTTGCTGGCATTACAGAGCCTATGGGAGATAGCAACTCAGAATTGACTATAGGTGATGTAGTAAGCAGATTTTTTGATAAATTTGTTGGGAAAATAAAAGATGTATTCGGTATTCATTCCCCTGCGGAAGAAATGAAACCATTAGGCGAAAATATCTTCTTAGGAATCATTGAGGGATTTACTTCTCTATTCGATACGTTTACAGAGAAGATTAACGAATTTTGGGAAAACTATGTTCTTCCATGGTTTACCGTTGAAAAGTGGACTGAACTGCTGGGGAATATCTTAGTAGCGGCGCAGACCAAATGGGATGAGATCGTGGAATGGTGGAATGGAACAGCTCTTGTCACATGGTGGGAAGAAAGCGTTGTACCATGGTTTTCATTAGAAAAGTGGCTGGAAGTACTCAATAACGTAAAGGAATCGTTCAATACAAAGTGGACAGAGACATCTACTCAATGGGTAGCCAATCTTACTAAGTGGTGGACTGTTAATGTTGCACCATGGTTTACTAAGAAGAAATGGGATGATGTTCTAAGCAAAGTACCAGTAGCATTTAAGGACGCTTTCAAGGCGGCGGCTAATGGTGCTATAGGATTCTTGAACGGTGTAATTGATGGTGTAGAAAGTCTTGTAAACCGTGCTATAGACGGATTGAAGAAGCTGGCAGAAGCGGCAAGCAAAATACCAGGGGTTAGCTTTAGTATTGATATACCTAACGTATCATTCCCACGCATACCTACATTCCAAACAGGTGGATTCCCAGAGGACGGACTTTTCATGGCTAACCATAACGAGCTTGTAGGACGGTTTTCTAACGGAAAGACAGCGGTTGCAAGTAATGAAATGATTGTGGCAGGAATTGAAGAAGCGGCATATAGAGGTTTCTCACGTGCGTATGAAGATAATAATAGAGAAGCTACATTGCTTTCTGAAATATTAGATGCAGTCAGAGATGGTAAAGAAATCTCTATTGACGGAAGAAGCCTTGTTTCCGCTGTAGAAGAAAGAAGCAATAGAAACGGATTTAGTTTTGCATAAGTTATGTAAACTTTTGTAGAAATCCTCCTCTCATAAGTGGTATAATAAGCCAAAATGAGAGGGGGCTTTTACATGAATAAAGTAAAAACAGGTATAGGTATTGCACTGATAGCCATATTAATTATTGTATGCGCTAATTATTTAGATAACAGGGCAATAGCGAAAGAGCAAGAGGAATGGAAACAGGAACAGATTGAAAAGTACGGTAAAACGTTTGAACAGTCGGAAAAAGAAGCAAAACAGCTTACCCAAGAAATAGAAGAAACAAATCAAAGAGCAAGAGAAATGATGAAAAATTGGTAGGTGATTGCTATGGATAATATGGAGATTGAACAGAAACTTATCGAGCTGGAAAAACGTATTAAAAATATTGAGTTTGAACAGTTGGACAGCGCAGGAGAATTTCAGAAGCCGGCGCAAGAAGTGATACAGGCAAGGGAAAGTAACAGCAAATTACTGGAATCAAAGTACAAATCAAACGATTTTCTCATGAAAGAGAATCAAAAATATGCTCATGTGGCAGACGATAGGTACATAGACGTAATCGACAAACTGAATAGCATAGAAGCAGAAATAAAAGAAATAAAGAAGAAAATTAAGTAGGGCGGCGCTTGACCGTCCTATTTTTATGCATAAAAAGTAGCGCCGTATTTTCGGCTCTATTAAAAAGAAATTAACAGCATCTACATAACGTAGGTGTTTTTCTTTTATATAAATTATTAATTATGTAAACGTAATACATTTCACAATATACTTTGCAACAACAGTAAACAGGAGGTTGACATAATGGCAAAAGCAACACTTCCAACAAATTTTAAAGACGATATTTTAGATAAAAACATGGGCGGTCGGCGCAGATACAGAATGACTACCAATTCAGACGGAACGGTGACACTGGAAGATGTAACGACATATACACAGGTCGGTGGAGAATTTAAAGCATCTAACATAAATGACACGAACAAAGCTATCAATGCGGCGGCTGACAAGAATAAGATTCTGACTACACTGGATGATGTAAAAGCCTGTACGCAGTCTGGTTACATGGTAGATTGTCTGGTGGTTAAAGCAATGCTGGAGGGATAAGATATGTCAATGAGTTCATTCTTAAATGTCAATGGATATGATTTTCCTTGCCCTGCTGTCGGCTTTTCATGGACTATATCTACAACAGTGAATGCAGGAAGAAACGCAAACAATGCAGTTATCGGTCAGAGAGTCGGAAGAGATTTATATAAGCTGGATAATCTGAAATGGGTAGGACTGACGGTAGAGCAAAGACAGATGATGTTAAAAGCAATAGAACCATTTTATGTACCTGTTACATTTGAGGATATGAAGAATCCTGGAAACCCGATTACGATCACAATGTACCCTGGAGACAGAAAAGGCGTGCCACTATTCGTTGACCGACTTACGCATATGATAACCAAAGACGAGACTTTATCATTCAACCTTATAGATTGTGGGTGGTAGTTATGCAGAACGTATCAAAAGCCTATAAGCAGTCCATGAAAGGCATAGGTCGTAACAGGGGATATATAAAAGCGACAATCGGTGTAATAAACTCACAGGCGCAGAAAAATGTTGCTGTAGATGATCGTACGGCGGTTACTTACTTTTCGGACGCGAGAAAGCCTTTTAATAATTACACGGTAGACAATGTATACGCAACAGCGGAGCAAGATTTTTCCAAGGTGGACGGTACGATGTATTTTCTTCCGCCACGGAACAACGACTATTACAATAATGGAATTGTGACAGCCAACATATTGGGTACTATCTATATATCCTTTTCTGGCGTCACAGGACTTGATATAAAAGGTCTTACGATAGACTTTGGGGAATATTACCCTGTAGACTTTACAATCCAAAATGACAGCGTTACACGCACTTATACATGCAACGATAAATCTTATTGGGTGACGGAAGATGTATTCAACGGTACTTCCTACATCATCATTACACCTACAAAAATGATAAATGGACAGGGAAGACTAAGGATATATCAGTTTTATTGCGGTATCGTCAATGCATTTAGCAACAAGGAAGTTAAGAAATACAGCGGTAAACAGTATGTATCTTCCATAACAGATACAATACCGTCTAACGATATATCACTGACGATAGATAATCAGAATCAATACTATTCTCCAGACAATCCAGACAGCGCACTTGCTTACATGGAAGTCGGACAGGAAGTAAAGATTCAGTTCGGCTATGATGTGTTGGGAAATAACGAAATAGAATGGCTACCAGAGGAAACAACCTACCTTAAAACATGGTCGGCAACTGATACGGAAGCCAAGTTTACGGCAACTGACAGGTTTGATTACATGACAGGTAAGTACTACCGTGGACTTTACAGGGAAAACGGGATAAGCCTATATGATCTTGCTATTGACGTTCTGAATGATACAGGAATAACGGATGAAAGAGAATACTTCATTGACCCATATTTAAAGAATATCAAAGTACAGAATCCTATGCCAGCAGTAAAGCACAGCGAAGCATTACAGATTATTGCCAATGCAGGGCGTTGCGTACTATTCGAAGATAGAAATAGTAAAATCCATATGCAAGCGTCATTCATACCCGACATGACAGCAGAATCCAATGGAGAGACAGCGTATAGTCATGTATCTGATGTACTGAACGGAGAGGACAAAGAAGCTTATGCAATATGCAGTTCCAATTTTTCCAAAGTGGACGGAACTGTATTTTTTATGCCTGCTGACAGCAATTATCTAAAGACAGGATATATCGGTTCACAGATTGCAGATTCGGACGGTAATTTCAACGAGAATCCCAAAATCACAATTAATCTGGAAGCGGCATTTGTAGCATATGGATTGCAAGTGCAGTTTAGGAATGTTGCACCGAAGCAATTCAAGGTAACAACGTATTACCAAGATTTAGAGGTGGACAGCTACACGGTAGAACAGGGTGGGGAACTGGAATACACTACATTTGATCAATTCAATCTGTTTGACAAGATGGTATTAGAATTTACAAAAGCACAGCCGAACAGCAGAATCATAGTAGATAATATCACTGTTGGGGATGTCACTGACTACCATATCACAAGGAATGACATGACAGCAAGCCCTACAGCAGTAAGGCAGAATAAAATCAAGGCTATCAGCGTAATTAAGACACAATACCGTAAATCAAGCGAGAATAAGGATATTTCTACAGAAGAGATTACCATTAGTCCTGCTAACAATGTGCATACGGTATACTTTCAAAATCCATGTTACGGACTGACTGCAGTAATTGATAACGGAACAGATGACGGTGGAAATCCGATTCCAAGCGCTATATCCGTACAGATTACAGACAGTAGCAGTTATTATGCGACTCTACAGTTTAGCGGTATGACGGAAGAAACGATTGTTAAGTATGTAATTAAAGGATATGAGTACGTTACCGAGGAAATCGGCTACACGGTTACACATAATGACAATGGGGATATTAAGACATGGAAAAATCCGTTAATCAGTACTACAGAATTAGCCAAAGACCTAGAGGAATGGCTTGCAAGCTATTATTTAGGGGATGTTGATTATCAGATTAAATGGCGTGGAGACCCAAGGACAGATGCTAACGACTTATATTATATGGAATTAAAAGACCGTGGAGAAACCATGATTAGGACGTACCAAAATGAGATATCATTCAATGGTGCGTGGTCGGGAACAATGAAAGCAAGAAAGGCGGTGCTGTAATTGGCAATAACTAAAGTAACAGCGACGGTTGCTGATGATACAACCGATTTAAAACATAGCAATTCAACATATACTGGAAGCCTTACAGCACCTAAAGAATCGGGCGATTATCCTGTTACGGTGTCTGCCTATGATGATGCAGGAAATGTAACCATAGATAAATCAACGGTAGCAGAAGTAAGCCTATGGCATACTCCTAAGACTAACTGGACAATAAATGACCGATTCAATTATGTGGACTATAACCGTATTAAGAACAATCTGACCTATCTGTATGAACTAGCACAGGAAGTATATAAGCAGTTTTCAATTGTGGATATGGGCGCAGATATTGAAGATTATACAGGATGGTTTACGGCGGCGTCTTTTAATAATTTTGAATCCAATTTAGACACGATAAACAAGAACATATTCACACAGGACTACGGCGTATCACAAAGATTCTTTGATAACGGACAGTTTATCAAATGGGATGAATTGAACCGTATAGAGTCGGCTACGTTGCAAATGAATGACCTTTTGGAGCGACAGAAAGCCACTTTGAGGAAATTGCCATTCAGACTGGGAGCATTTAGGGAGGTAAGAATATAAATGGCTATATCAAGCGTACAAGCAACAATCAAAGGTACTACATACAATCTGACCCTGAATAGCTCTACTGGATTGTATGAAGCAAGTGTTACAGCACCAAGTACAAGTTCATACAATAATAACAGCGGTCATTACTTCCCTGTAACGATTAAGGCTACAGACAGTGCAGGAAACAGTACCACAATCAACGATACTAACGCAACACTTGGAAACAAGCTAAAATTAAAAGTAAAAGAAACCACTGCACCAGCCATTGTAATTAGTTCGCCTACAGAAAGCCAAGTAACTAATAACACAAAGCCTACAGTTAATTTTACTGTTACAGATGCAGACAGCGGTGTTAATTCTGACAGTATCAGCATTACGGTTGACAGCGGTAGTGCTGTGACAAGTGGGATCACAAAGACTGCAATAACAAATGGATATTCATGCTCTTATGCGATTCCTACGGCTCTTGCAGACGGAAACCATACTATCAAGGTAAACGCCAAGGACAATGACGGAAATGCCGCTACAGAGCGTACAGTAACGTTTAAAGTAGATGCAACGCCGCCTACATTATCCGTATCTGCACCGACTAATAATCTTGTCACAAATGTTGCATCATGCACAGTAACAGGCAAGACCAGTGATGTTACAGCAGGAATCAAATCGGTTACAGTTAAGCTAAATGGCGGTACAGCTACTAATGTCACAGTAGATTCAAGTGGCAATTTTAACACAACAATTACTCTGGCAGAGGGAGCAAATACAATTGTTGTCACTGCCACGGATAACGGTGGTCTTTCTTCCAGCGTTACAAGAATTGTGACATTAGATACGCAAGCACCTGTTATCAATTCTGTAGAAATCAGTCCGAACCCAGTAAGCACAGGAGAAGTATTTACAGTAACCGTTAAGGCTACGGATTAGGCGGTGCTTATGGGCGTAGTAATAACCAATGTTACAATTTCCAAGAATCCAGTAAATACAAAGGAAACATTTAAAATATCGGTTGCTGTCAAAGAGACAGTGACCGAACCTACAATGTATAGATTACCCATGAGATTAGGACAAGAAAAGGGAGGTATAAAATAATGGCAAAGGCAAATTTACCTGTCAATTTTAAAGATGATATATTGAAAGAAAATATGAACGGCAAGCGTAGATTCAACATGATTCAGAACAGTGATGGTACAGTCAGTTTTGAAGATGTGACAGATTATACACAGGTTGGAAGCACATTCGGAGCGGCGCAGATTAATGCCACAAATGAAGCTGTAAATAATGCGGCAGACGCAAGCAAGATTATTGACAGCTTAGAAACTATAAAGGCAAATACGCAGTCTGGATATATTGCTGGGGCATTGGCAATTAAGGCATTAAATAGTAATTTAGGTGCAAAACTTTTATGGACTAATGATAATCCTAGCAGTAATTTTCCAGGTCAAACAATCACTTTAGATTTGACTAATTATGATGGCGTAATAATAGAATTTAATGTAGCAAAATCTGTGAATTCTTTACTTACAAGAGCTTATATAACAAAAAACGATAACTCACAATATTTAAGTGTTGGAGGCTTGTATAATCCATCAAACGCAAAAAGTAGAGGACGTACAATTTCAGTAAATAATAACGGAATTACATTAGGAAATGGCTATACAGATGCAACAGATAACGGAGCTTGTATACCTATAAAAATATATGGAGTTCATCTATCATTAGATTAATTATGTAGTGTTACCACCTAATTCAATATTTAATGTTTGTTTTAGATATGGGATTGAATTAACCCCTTGCTACGATAAAAATACTCCTTGAAGACGAAATTCCGAACTTAAAACCGTCTTCTGTTATTTCTTCTAGCAAGCCGTTTTTATTTGTACCATAGTTGAGTTTATAAGTGGTAGGCTTTGGGTCTGAAGTCATTAATGGATACAAATATTGATTATTGGTATCTTCTTCCGTATTAACATATATTACTTGTGTTTGTAAACAAACAATAATTATTTTGGGCTTAAAACCACATGAAAAAGTATTATCACCTGCAACTGTAGTAATTCCTTTAAAAATTTTATATTTCCCTAAATTACTATTTAGCTCAATCGTTGCACAAGAATAGAAAAGTTATACCAAGACACTTACATAAATTTTCAATAAAGAAAGGAGACATATATGTATTTAAAATTTTTAGATTCCCAAAAAATAATCCAGTGTACCGTTGTACCAGAATCGGAACACGTAGTAACACTGAAATTCCATGATGCGGTTACCGTAGATAAAAGCGGATTTGATTTGTTCTTAGACGAAAAAGGAGAGTTGGACATTGGCGGTGATTTTTACCACGGCTATAATACTGTATACAGGAATGACGATACAACCGCAGAGTATAACGGATATCAGCTTTCTAATGACGGTTCTGTTTATGAGTACCAGCCACAGCCAACACCTGTTGAACCGACACTTGATGAACTGAAAGAGCAGAAGATTGCAGAAATGAACGCTGCACAGCAGGAATCAATTCAAAACGGTGTTGATGTTACCCTGTCTGACGGAACAATTGAACATTTTACACTGACTGACCACGACCAGACAAGCCTTATGGGATTGCAGACTAAGGTTGCGCAGGGAGAAACACAGATACCGTGGCATACTTCAGATGTGAATGAACCATGTAAGTATTATTCCAATACTGACATGGGATTGATTACGGAAACAGCTATGCAAGCTGTGACATTTGCTGTTACGTATTTCAGAGATTTGCGTATCTATATCAATTCAATGGAAGATTCAACGTCCGTACAGAATGTAACCTATGGCATGACAATTCCTAAAGAATACCGTTCAGAAGTGCTTGCGGATATCTACGCAAGTAAAGGTATTGCGTAAGATTATTAAGCCACTTATTCTGTTTGCGATAGGTGGCTTTCTCTACGTAATAATTGAACTGCTGTACCGTGGTCATAGCCATTGGACAATGTTCCTGTTGGGCGGTCTTTGTTTCCTGTATGCAGGAGAGCAGAACGAATATACAGACTGGGATTGCCCACTTGTTTTACAGTCTGTCAGGGTAGCTTTGGTTATCACCCTGTTAGAGTTCCTGTGCGGCCTTATCGTAAATATATGGTTAGGGTGGAATGTATGGGATTACAGCAATATGCCATTTAACCTGTTAGGGCAGATATGCCTACCATTCAGCCTTTTATGGATAATTGTAGGAACAATTGCAATTATCCTTGACGATTACTTGCGGTACTGGATATTCGGGGAAGAAAAGCCACGATATCGACTTTTTTAGAGTGTGTTGTCGAAATTTGTCGAACGTATTTTCTTGAATCCTTGTATTTATAGACGTACAATAAACTTGTCCACAATAATGTGGTTCTTCAAGTTCTGGTCTGGGCGGTATGTTAGTGGCATTTCATGCCGCCCGAATTACCAAACATTGCAAACAGACGTTTGATTTATTTGTTGACATATGCAAACATACATTCTATAATTAGTACAAACATTATAGAGAGGATGGTTGCATGAGTGGGTTACATAGTTGCAGAGAGGGCAAGGATATGGCAGGGGATAATTTTAATGAAAAACAGTATTACAAAGGGAAAATAACAGAAATTATAAACAAATGTGAAAATTTGAATTATTTAGAAATTGCATACGAATTTCTGAAAAGATTGACATCAGACAAAAAAGACTAGGGCTTGCGCATTGCCCTAGTCTTTTTTTATTTCTCAGAAATCATGTCAATTAGTAGTTCCAATTTAGCCCAACCGTCTGAATCAAGTCTTGCAAGAGCTGATATAAGTCTTTTCTTAAAATCAGTATCTTCCATATTTTCAACATCACCTAATAAATGTGCAATCTCAATGGACTTTTTAGGTTTAATAAACATTTCTCCAATTCCATCTCTAAACCAAGATTCATTAATTTTATTGCCGTTCCATGTTTCTAAACAAACAATTTTATAAATCTTATCGGTTACTGGTCTATCTCCCTTTTCCATCTGTGAAAGATAAGTTTGCGCTACACCTATTTTTTCTCCAAATTCAGTCTGATTCATATCCAATGCTGCTCTAAGTTGTTTCATTCTTTCGTTTATGCTTTCCATTTTTTAATCACCTCCTTGAAATTATATTATCATAAAAATATCACAAATGCAATAATTTTATATTGACTTAATATTACCAATGTGATAATATAATATTGCAAACGAAATAAAGCAAAGGAGGTGAAAAAAAATAAGATGTTGCATTACAGCATCCTAGATGCGATACCAATAACCATATTCGTCGTGGTCGCATGCTTAATGTCATATTGGCATGGAAAATCAGAACATGGTCTTGGCATCCCAGGGGTTATTTTTACTATAGTTTTGGGAGCATTAGGGCAGATTCTTGCAGGATTTTTCCCAATGATACTGCCGTAGAGAATAGTAGTTTTTCTGATTCGCCTTTGTTGCGATTTACAACGGATTCATTCAGCTTTTTGAATTGTTCCCAATATTCTTCTGGAGTATAGAGGAAAAGCTGATTGTAATATCGCATGTATTCTACTTTTTCTGATTGGTAATCTGCTACGACCTGTTTGGAAGCCGATTCTAAAAAAGAACTAAATACGGATTCTTGTTTCTGATAATAGGAAAGTTGCTTTTGATAATATAATTCAAGCTTTCGTATTTTTGAGTTGTGATAGTTATTTAGCATCGTGACAATGACTGGTGAAATGATGGCTACTATAAGTGTTATGCCAGAGACCACGTAAGACCAATTAAAATTATTTGAGTTTAACATGAATAACCTCCCAAAATTATATTTTACTAATTATACCACAGAAAGGAAGTGAATTGAATGAGTGAAAAGGAAAAGCAGATTGTTGAAAAGCTGAAAGATGCTATTCCTAAAATGTCAGATTTTGACAAGGGTTATATCTTAGGCAAGGTTGAGAACATAGCAGAAAATTCTGCGAAAAAAGAGGTGTCCGAAAGCAAAGAATAATTTATCAGAATTTAGGAAAGGAGAAAAATTGAACAAATTAATTCACATTGGAAATGCTGATATTTCCATAAAAGAATATAAGGGTCAGAGAGTAGTTACATTTAAGGACATTGATGCGGTTCATGAAAGACCGGACGGAACAGCGAGAAAAAGATTTTCGGATAACAGAAAGCATTTTGTTGAGGGAGAAGATTATTTCGTTTTGAAACCGTCAGACCTTGAAAATACTGAACTGTCCGAAAAACGGACACTAGAAAATGTAGTAATGAGTAACTTCGGAACAGCACTCATTACTGAACAGGGCTATCTGATGTTGGTCAAGTCATTCACGGATGATTTGGCGTGGGAAGTGCAAAGAAAATTAGTTTCTTCATATTTCAATGTACATCAAAGCGTCAACGATCAGTTATCTCCAGAATTGCAAGCATTGCAAGGACTTCTTAATCAAATGGTTCAGAAAGAACTTGCTGACAAGGAACGTGATAAACAAATTGCTATCGCACAGGAAACAGCACAGAAAGCCATTGAGACAACTGAACATATCAAAGAAGCAGTAAAACCTGTTCTCGATAATTGGCGTGATGAAATCAATGTTAAATTTAATCGTATTCAGAAAAGTGCATCTACACCATTTAATCTTTTACGTACAGAAATGTATTGTGAATTGGAACGTAGAGCAGGATACGATTTGTCTACCAGATTAAGAAACCGTAAACAGCGCATGACCGATAATGGATGCACGAAAACGGAAATTAATAAGTTGAATCGCATGGATGTAATTGAGGAAGATAAGAAATTACGTGAGATATTTACAAAAATAGTTTCAGAGTATGAAATTGAGTACTGCGCTTTCAAATAAGAAAAAGGAGGGATATTAATGAAGAATATAAGCACTAAAACATTATGCAGAATATCTATAGGTTTATCAATATACTCTATTATCATCAACGTATTAGCACATTGGGGATGAATCATGAAAGTTTACGATTTAATCAAACAGCTTACTCGATTCCCTGCTGATGCGGAAGTGATATTTGATGCAAGGATTGAGACAGATGCACTGGTAAAAGAAATTGTCGAGACAAAAGACAAGGAAAATATCTATGCCGAGGTTGAAGTCGAAGAGGAAGTTTCTATTACCGACATTGACTGGCTGAATAAAGATGTTTTGATAAAACTGGAAAAGTGAGGTTTGAGAAATGAAGAATAGAGAGAAGTTTGCAGAACAGATTATTGATATTGCTCTTAAAAGATGTGGTATTGCTGTAAATTTGACGTCAGGAAATCCGTGCGCTTGTGCAGAAACAAACTGTTTCGATTGCCTTTTCCATGGAAAGGATAAGGCTTGCGAAGTTTTGTTAAGAGAATGGGCAGAAAAAGAATATGAAGAACAGTCTGTTGATTGGAGTAAGGTTGCAGTCGATACGCCGATTTTGGTAAAGAGTTATGAATATAAGGAATGGAGTCATAGATACTTTGCAAAATATGAAAATGGAAAAGTTCATACATGGGGTTTCGGAGCAACATCATGGAGCACTGAAACGTGTGCAACATATACATGGGAATTTGCTAAGTTGGCAGAAGAGGTGGAATCATGATTATATCAAATGATTCAAGAGTGGATTTTATAGGTAAAGATACAGAAATGTGTCTTGACCTTGCAAATATAATCAGAGCACTACGGTTCAGATTTGAACAGCACTTTGACGAGGAGACAGCAGAAATGCTGATTGCACAGGCTGTAGAGGATTCCCGAAGAAAAGAATCAGAGGTAATAGAGGATATGAAGCAGTTTCAGAAATCGGCTTCAAGAGGACTGACAAAAGCAATGCTATTTTAAATAGGAAGAAAGGGAAATGGATATGGGAGATTTTACAATTGCAGAAATAGAAAAAATGTGTGAGGACTTAGGTGTTGGAGTCTTGATTAATGACGGTCATGTAGTCGGATTTGAAGTAGAAGAGGAATAGCT